CAGAGTATTGCCAAAAGTATGACTAAAGCCCAACAACTAGCAGGCGAGAGAAGATTGAATCCTTTTAATTCAGAGGTAGAAATAAATTTACTTGCAGGTCAACGTGGTAAAATGATTACAGATTTAGATGATGCTGTTGCTAGAAATGAGTTTGGTAGAGTTAATGCTATTAGTTCATCATTGAAAGATATTAATACAAAATTAAAAAGATTAACTATTCAAAGAGATAGGTACGGAGATAGTGTAAACAAAGATTACTTTCCAATGGTCGAAGCAGATGCATACTCTGATCATGCAGTTAAATATTTAATGCAGAAGGCTGCACGTGAGAATGTTGATTACGTAGCCGTTGCCCCGTTTGATAAAGTTAGTTTTAGACAAGGATTTGCAGCTGGTAATGAAAGAGCTTATGGTTATGCAAATGGTAAAGGTATTGGTAAAAAAGGTAAAGCAATTATTCCAGATGTAATGTCTAAGAATGCTAGGTTCTATGGAACAAAAGCAGGGCCAACAAAAATATCTTTATCAGATCCAAGTAAGCCTTATAAAAAAATAGGAACTGATGAATTTACTTATAAAAGCGCAGGGGAGCCAAAAGCTCCTATAGATCCAAACCATCCTTTAGTAGGAAAAAAAATCAAAAGCACATACCACGAGAGTGCTGGTATGAATCCTGAAAAAGGAACTAAGAATATTCCAGAAGGAGATCCGCGCTTGTATTTTGATGCATATGCTATTAAAGTGGTTCCACAAATGAGAAATACACAAAAAACTTACAAGTCTAAAGGCGGACTTGTGGTGGATATGTTTAAACCAATAAGGTACAATTAATCATGGCAGTAGAAAAAGTAACAGAGGAATTAGCAGAAGAAGTAGTTGAACAACCATCAACTAGTCTTCCACTTGACGTAGAAGTTGAAGGAGAAGAAGAGGTTGTTGAGGAAAGACCTCAAGACGATTTTAATGCAAACTTAGCAGAGGACATGGACGAGCGAGAGCTTAAGAACATGGCCATGGAGCTTATTGAAGAATATAAAAAAGATAAGACATCTAGAAAAGAATGGGAAGATGCTTACATTAAAGGTTTAGATTTATTAGGAACTAAGTACCAGGAAGTAACAAAACCATTTAAAGGAGCTTCCGGTGTCACGCATCCATTGTTAGCTGAATCAGTTACACAATTCCAAGCACAAGCATACAAAGAATTAGTACCATCTGATGGTCCTGTAAGAACACAAGTTGTGGGCTTACAAACACCGGCTACCGAACAACAAGCAGATAGAGTTAAAGATTATATGAATTACCTGCTGATGGAGGAGATGGAAGATTATACAACTGATATGGATCAGATGTTATTTTACCTACCACTATCAGGTTCTACATTTAAGAAAATTTATTACGATGCAATGTTGGATAGACCTGTATCAAAATTTATACCAGCAGAAGATTTAGTAGTTCCATACTACGCATCTGATTTAAAAGATTGTGAAAGAATAACTCACGTTATTAAAATGACATCAAATGATGTAACTAAAAAAATGGCTGCAGGTTTCTACAGAGATATAGAATTAATTGATAGTTCTACAGAACCAGATTCAGTACAGAAAAAATTAAATGAATTAGAAGGTGTAAAAGGTACAGGTTCAGATTATTTAAATACAATTCTGGAAATGCACGTAGATTTAAATTTAGATGACTACGAAGATTTTGATGACAAAGCTAAGAAAATTAAAATTCCATACATTGTAACTATTGATGAAGGTAGTGGAGAAATTTTATCTATTTACAGAAACTACAAACCAGGTGATTTAGGTTATGCAAGAGTAGAATATTTTGTGCATTACAAATTTTTACCAGGATTAGGTTTTTATGGTTTTGGTTTAACACATATGATAGGTGGTTTATCACAAGCAGCAACTCAATCTTTAAGACAATTAATTGATGCAGGTACTTTAAAAAATTTACCAGCAGGATTTAAGTCTAGAGGTATTAGAGTTAGAGATGATGACCAACCAATCCAACCAGGAGAGTTCAGAGATGTTGATGCACCTGGTGGAAATATTAGAGATCAATTTTTTAATTTACCGTTTACAGAACCATCACCTACTTTATACAACTTGATGGGTTTTGTAGTACAAGCAGGACAAAAATTTGCTGCAATAACAGATTCAAATATTGGTAACGATGCTCAAAACAGAGCTGTTGGAACTACAATGGCGCTGATGGAAAGAGGATCACGTGTTATGAGTGGTGTTCACAAAAGATGTTACTACGCAATGAGACTAGAATTTAAAATTTTAGCAAGAATTTGTGGTGAATACTTACCACCAGAATATCCTTACGATGTTTACGGTGGCCCAAGACAAATTAAACAAGCAGATTTTGATAACAGAGTAGATATTTTACCTGTTGCAGACCCAAATATTATGTCTATGTCACAAAGAGTGACTTTAGCACAAGCACAATTACAAATTGCACAATCAAACCCACAAATGCATAATTTACATGAAGCATATAGACGTGTTTATGAAGCACTTGGAACAAAAACTATAGATCAAATTCTAAAACCACCACCAAAACAACCAGAACCTTTAGATCCTGCAAAAGAAAATGCACGTGCACTTCAAATGAAGTTGCTTACAGCGTTTGAATTTCAAGACCATGATGCGCATATATCTGCTCACATGGCATTTATGGCATCTAGAATGGTTCAAATTAATCCTCAAGTGTATGCATTATTACAATCACACATTTCTGATCACATTTCATTTAAAGCTAAAGCACAAGTTAAACAAATGATTATGGAAAATCCTGAAATGACACAAATGGCTCAACAAGATCCACAACAATTTGAAATTATGTTTGAAGCTGAGGTTGCCAAGGTTGCTGCACAGATAACTCAAGAGTTAGTACAGACTGAAAACGCTTCTCAGAACAAAGAAGACCCATTAATTAAAATTAAACAACAAGAAATTGATTTAAGAGCTATGGATCTTCAAAGAAAAGCGGATGAAACTAAATTTAGAGCAGAGCAAGAAAATATGAGAAATGCTCAACGTCTTGAATTTGATTATGACAGGCTAGCTCAACAAGATGAACAATCAGAGGAACGTTTAGAAGTAGCGAGAGAAAAAATTGACTCAAAGAAATAACGAAAAAGGACTAAGTGGAGGAGTAAGATCTGGGCCACCACCCAAGAGAGGACCAAATCCACAGGGAATTTCAGTTAAACATGCAAAAAAAGTCTTACGAAAATCTCAAACAAAGAGATAAAATAATATTTTTAGCTGGATTATTTGATGGCGAAGGTAGTTTTGGTGTTTGGGGTAAAGGTGATGGTAGAAAATCATTTCAATGCTCTGTCGAGATGTGTGATAAAGATTCTGTAGATAAATTTGCCGAATTCTTCGGTGGAAAAGTAGTAAAACCTAGATTAAGAAAAGCTCATTGGTCACAAACTTACAAATGGAAGCTTTCAGGTGGTAGGGCTTACGAATGTGTCGAGATGATGATAGAATATATGTGCCAACGAAGACAGGAGAAATACGAAAATGTGGTTAAGCGCAATTAAATTAGCCGTTTCTGCTGGTAGTAAAATTTATGCTAACAAGCAGAGAACAAAAATGGCAATGTCAGATGCACAACTGATGCATGCTACTAAGATGGCCCAAGGTGAGGAAGCTTACCAGGGAAAACTTTTAGAAGCCCGTCAATCAGATTGGAAAGACGAGGCAGTTTTGATAATTTTAAGTTTGCCCGTAGCAATTTTAAGTTGGGCAGTCGTATCGGACGATCCGGCAGCCATGGACAAGGTAAAATTGTTCTTTGAGATGTTCTCGCAGCTTCCGGGCTGGTTTACAAATTTATGGATTCTTGTCGTGGCGAGCATCTATGGCATTAAGGGAACTCAGATCTTCAGGGGTGGAATGAATAAGGATAAAAAATGAACTTAGAAAAAGATTTACAAAGAGTAAAAAAAGAAAGAGTCTTAAAAGAATCTGCTATTGCTCAACTACGTAAGAGAAGTAAAGACTCAGTGGCTAGACCTAAAGCACAAAAAAATATATTATCAACAGACCCAAGAATGCAACAGATATAACGTAAGGAAATAAAATGTGGAAATGGATAAAAAACTTATTTAAACCGAAAAGAGTATCGCCAGATATTACATCGGTAAAACCGAAGGTGGACTTAACAGGTCTTACAAAAGGTGATATAAAGAAACTAAAAGCACAAGGTAAAATATAATGGCAGCATCAAGAGTAGTTTATTACGATAAAGATGGAAATAAAAAAATTTTTATTGGAGATCCAAGAAAAGCTCCTAAAACAAGAGGAAAACCCCCAGTTAGAGAAGGTTTGTCCTCAGCACAAGCTGCTGCTACGATTAGTAAATATAGCAAAGGTGGCTATTGTAGAGGTGCTGGTGCAGCAATCAAAGGCACTAAATTCGAAGGCGTTTTTTAATTGCATCCTGATATCTTATAATATAAAAAACCTCCATGATCCGTGGAGACAGTTCCGAATATGAATTATTAAAAAAATGGTGTGAGACATTACCATTTTTTGAAAAACCTACATCAGTCACAACTTGTGAAGTTGGTATACGTGAAGGTTTAGGCTCACAAATAATTATGATGAGCATTGTTCCAAGACTAGGTAAAACTGAGTATCAACATTATGCAATTGATCCATATGGAGATTTAGAATACGAGCATTTTGATAATCGCCCACAGTGGAAAAGAGATGGTAAGTGGACTTCAGAAGCACCTAAATACTCCAATGAAATGAGAGATCAAATGATAAAAGATTTTGCAATTAATCCACATTACAAGTTTTATAACATGACCGATGCTGAGTATATGGACATATTTAATTTAAGTAAAACAGTATATGATTTAGTATTTTTAGATGGACCACACACAACAAAAGATATTTTAAAAGAAGCTCTTTGGTTTGCAGAAAGATCTAGAAAAGGGTCTAGAATTATAATTGATGATTTTACTTTGTGTAATTTTGAAGTTATTAGAGCTGCAATATCATACTGGGATTTCAAAATACATGAAAAAGGTAACAACAAAGTTTGTTTAGAAAGAATCTGATGGATATAGAAACTATCTCATTAGTACAAAGAACGGTAAAGAAAAAAATTCTTCAACTCAAAGACCACGCTATATATGGTGTTGACACCATGGAGAAACTACAATATGTTAGGGGTCAAATCAGATCACTAGAGGATCTGCAACAGGATCTAAAAGACCTGCTG